TAACCAAAAGATTTACGTCTGTTATTTAATTGTTTTGAACTTTTTCCATTATTATAAAACTTATGTAAATTATATAAATCTCTCATAATTAATCATCATTAGCTGCATCAGTAGTGAAAAATATTTTAATTCCAACTAATCTTAGGTCACCGGTATTAGTGTCTGTACCGGTATCTCGTACTAATCTAAAAATTGTATTTGTATCTGCTGCAGCACTTGCAATAGTAACTGCACCACTTTCTACATTAACCATTAAATCATCTTGCGTTCCACTAGCTGCTAATGCTGTATTAGCTACAGCAGTTCCAAACGCTAAATCGTAATCTACGTTGCTAGCTACTGAACATCCTGCGAGTGTAAAGCCACCTGTGCCTGTATTTGTTGAAGATGCAGACCACATTGTTTGAAAAGTTACTGTACCTGCATTCCAAGATTTAGGAAAAGAAACATTAAACTGTACTGCTTCTGCTGTAGTAGTGTCAAAAGCAAAAGCTTTTAATTCTGGGTTTCCCGCTGTAAGTACGGTTTGAGCAAGTTCAGCTCCATTAGTTGTTTCCGCATACATGGCTGGGGCCGGTACCCACATTGTTTCTTTACCTGCAACTTTAACTGGTGCTGTTCCAATTTTTAGAGCTGCACCTGATGCAACAGTAAAAGTATCTCCACTATCTCCCATTGCAAATGCTACTCCTGTCGCTGGAGAAATTTTATTAGTTTTTACTTCTGTAGTAGAAGTTATTGTTGTGGGTAAAAGTAATGTAGAGTCAGTTAAAGTAAGACCAACACCAGTTGGAACTGTAATAGTATCTCCTGAAGTACCTATCTCTAAGGCTGTACCTGATTGTGGGTCTAATTTATCTACTTTGAGTGTTGAAGCCATAATATTATATTACCATATTTCTTTTAAATTTCATCCCAACTTTTAGTTGATTCATTCCACCTATATTTTTTTCCATCATCAGGATAAGCAACTGGTGCTTCCCATTGACAAATTGTTTCATTTAAAGTCCAACTTGGATAAGGTTGAGGTGGAATAAAAGCATCTCTATCCTCATCATACTTATAATTTCTACCAGCATAATTTTTTCTTTGACTTCTATCTTTAAAAGTTTCTACCCAAAAAGGATAATTAGTACGTTTATGTAAAAGTGCTTTTCCTGCTTCTTCAGTAGGAGCATCACTTTCATGTACTAAATGTACTTCTTCCACTTTACTTGTTAAACCTAATTTTGCAAAGTATTTTATCATCATTCTGTATCGTACGTCCCTGCTGCTAAAAATTTCATAACTGTATATGAACCATCTGTTGTAATTGTTGGAGAACCGGTTGTTGTTCCTGAATAAACGGATGTAAGAACTCTTAAAACAACAATACCATTTCCACCATCTAGGCCAGCTATATTGCCACCTGAACCACCTCCGCCTCCACCAAGACCATCGGTTCCAGCGGTAGCTGCAGTACCTCCAGATGTACCTCCATCACCTCCGCCGCCATCTCCACCTGGAGCTGTCCAACCATAACCTCCAGCAAGACCACCTCCGCCTCCACCAGCATAATATACATCTGATGAAGCTATTAAAATATCACTTTGTAATCCATCACCGCCAGAAGAATCCATAGCATATGTTGGGCCTCTCCAACCAGTACCACCTGTTGCACCTGCTCCACCACCACCTGCGCCTCTGTAATTACCTGCTAGAGTACCTCCAGCATTTCCTTGTCCGGCCGTTGCAGAACCACCTGCTTGAGTGCCAGCTCCATTTCCACCTGAGCCTCCACCTGAGCCTCCATCGCTACCTTCAGCATTAGTACCTCCAGCATCACCGTCAGTTCCTCCACCACCACCTCCATCAGAGGTAATAGTTGAAAATGCAGAAGATGCTATTGAACTAAGCCCTCCATCAGAACCTTTAGTAGTGTTATTTGGGCCTCCAGCACCTCCTGAACCAACCACAACAGTAATAGTAATAGCTGAACCAGTGTCATAATTTTGAGTGGCAGTTAAATAACCTCCAGCACCTCCGCCTCCAGCATAATAACCATGTCCACCGCCGCCTCCTCCAGCGACACATAAATATTCAATACCAATAGTTGGGCCTCCTAGTGCAGGAGCAGTTTCATTAAGTCCTGTAATTCCTACCCAGCCTTGAGTAGCATCTACATAAACTATTTGAATTCCTTGTCTTTCAACTTTCAGTTCAGCATCATCGGTTGAACCTTTAATTTTTTCTGAACCATCTGCTGTAAGAGTAACTTTATTAGTATCCCAAGTTCCAGCATAGTCCACCAACTCAATTGTATCTCCAACACTTCCTGCTGGAAGGGTAACAGTACAAGCATTTGAAGTTGTATTAATTGGATAACCTCTACCTGCAACCGCAGTTAAAGTTGCACCAGTAACAACTGATTGCCAAGCGATTGATGCGAATCCTGTTGCTGTGCCTGAATTTGTTAATGTGGCTCCACTAGGAATTGTGAATGTATCTCCACTATCCCCAAGTGTAAAAGCTGTTCCTGTTGCTGGAGAAATTTTGTTAGTTTTAACCTCTGTAGTCGCAGTGACTGTTGTAGGTAAATTAACGGTTGCGTTTGTTGTAGTAAGAGTAACCCCACTTGGAACTGTAAATGTATCACTAGCATCTCCCAGTGTAACATCTGTTCCTGATCTTGGACTAATTTTATTTACTTTTACTTCACTCATTTAATAATTTAACCCCATCCCATAAATGTAAGCCTCTTTTGAAGAAGCCGACTGATTAGCGAATACAATTTTCCAACGCACATCAGATCCTGATGTAACTGTTGTTTGTCCAAGTGTAATTTGTGTTATTCCTGTAGAAAAAGTTCCTGCTGAAGTATAAGAAGTTGCTTCGGTCCAATTTGAATTATCCGCGGTGAAGTAGACCTTTACGTCCGTCCCCAAAGTGTTGGTACCATAGGCATTTTTCATCAACATAACTCCACTAACCGAAGTCACTGCAGCAGTAGGTACATTAGTTGTTCCTAAAGCTGTTCCTGTTGCAGGAACTGTAACTGTAACTGTTTGTACATAGCCTTTATCTGCGTCTAATACACCATTATAAGTAGTTGAGTAATAAGTAGTTCTACCTTGTTGTCCATTCCCACTACCAGGACACATTAGAAGTCTTCCTGTTGCTGGTACATTAGTCCAAGTTGTTTTGTCAGCAGCAAATGTAGTCCATGCGGCATTAGTTGCAGATCTTTGTGTAATCGTATTAGCATCTCTGTCATACTCTACTAGCCAACCATAAGCGTTTTGAGTAGAAGACGTATAAAAGCTGTTAATATAAGGAGAAGCACCTAAAGCAGTACAATCTAATTGTTGATGTCCTGAACCAGGGTCAGCGATATTTGCAGTAGCACTATCTACACCAATAGTTGATGCATAAGATGCTATAAGATAGTTATCTCCCCATTCAACTCCAGTATCCATTCTGTAAATTGACGAACAGGCAGCACTAAAATCTGTTTGTCTGAATACTCTACCATCTGCTACAGCACTAGCAGTATCAGCTCCAGCCGCAACCGAAGTATCACTTGTAATAAGAGTGTTCCAAACTGTATAATCCTCGGTTATATCATTGTTTCCTGTTGCTCTAGTAACTTCAAATATTCTTATTTCCCAATCTGTTGCTAAATCATAAATATAATTTACATAAAATCCTGGGTAATTTCCACCTGTACCAGCTGGTGATGAAAAAGAATCATTAGTAATAGCGTTAGTCCAACTCCCAGTAAAAATAGTCATATTTGCACATATAGTAGAAAGAGTTTGGTCATAATCTGTTGATGTAGAGGTACCATAAGTACTTATATATTCTGCTGCGTTTCTAGCAATATCTGTTGAACCAGCCGCATCATAATCTGCATCGGATTCAAACTGAGTGACAGCTCCATTGGGTAAATTATATTTTGCACTATTATTATCTACGGATTGTCTTAAAGCTAATGTTATAATATCTTGATTAACTGGAGTTAAATCTGTTTCAGGAAAACCTGTAGCTGTTCCACTATTAACTATTGTTGCTCCTGATGGAACAGTAAAAGTATCTCCTGAATCTCCAAGTGCAAAAGCTGTACCTGTGGCAGGGGAAATTTTATTAGTTTTAACTTCTGTAGTAGATGTTATTGTAGTTGGTAAAAGTAGTGTAGAATCAGTTAAAGTAAGGCCAACGCCTGAAGGTACTGTTACAGTATCTCCTGAAGTACCAATTTCTAGGGCTGTTCCTGATTGTGGATCTACTTTATCTACTTCTATTTTGCTCATTATACGATTACCAAGGTTCCTGTTATTGTGATTGTTGCTGGAACCGAAACTGGTCCTGCTAAAACGCCGCTCTCAATAGTTTGAGTCACAGACATATTAATGGATTGATTATTTATAAAACTGCTGGGTGCTTGATTACCCACATATAATATTCCGTTTGTAACGCCTGTACTCATAATTCTCCTTAAGAACTAATAGTATCGATATAAGAACAGATTACATCCAAAGATGAGGCATCACTAGATACACCTGTTAGTACATCTCCACTTTGTAGAACCACTTTTGCTCCACCTTGAATTAATTCGATTGATCCGCCTGGCGGAATACTTGCTGTTTTTGCAAGATAATAATTTGCTGCAGACTTAATAACATAAATATCAACTGTAATACTTGTTGTTAAAACATTACAACATCTTACGCCAATAACTGCATCATAATTTCCTGCTGTTAAAATTGTAAAAGGTGCTGTGCCTTGTACTCTTGCTAATGTATTTCTAAAATCTTGTGCCATAATTTTTTCCTATAATGCGACGGCCATTGCAATCGCAAAACCTTGTCCCGCTGCGTTAATTGTGTCTCCTGCTGCATTTAAGTAAACAGCTTTACTTGCTGGTAAAGTACAGAATACATCTAATGTACCTCCTGCAAAAGTTACTAATGAATCTGAATTAGAACTTGAAATGACAGTGTCTCTTGACAGAGTATCTGTAGCTGCATCCGTTACTGTTCCAATTCCAACTTCCCAATTAACAGTTCCTTGTTCAAAAATTGTATAGTACGTTGTATTGGTTGTACCAATCCCCGCAACAAAACCTTCAAAACCTGTTACGACTCCTGCAAGATTTAATGTTCCTGTTCCAGAAGTTGTACTCGATTCTTTTACCCTGTCATTTATAACTAAAGCCATTTTTATTTTCTCCTATTATGCCATGCTTATAATTGCATCAGCTGGTGTTGATGGATCAGGGAAAGTAACTGTAAATGTACCTGCCGTAGCAGTTTTATTTCCTGAAAAATCTAACGCCACACATAATTTGTCTCCTTGAGTATCATTATAGATTGCTCCATACGCTGCTGTAAAAGTAGCTGTTGTCCAAACTGCATCCGCAAAATCACAAGTTGCAACTGCCCCTGTAGAAACAACTGCATTACTACCTAAAGCTTTTCCAGTTGTAGTGTATCCTACATAAGGTAGTGAAGCACTCACTTCACTTGTCGCTGAATAAACAGTGCTTGATGTAGTGTAGGGTTGAGCCGTATAAAGTGCTAATTTAAAACTGTCTCCTCCGGATGCAAAATTATGCGTTCCCGTGAATAACTCGCCACGAAATGCAAAAGGTATTATGTTTGCCATATTTTTTTATCTCCTTAAAAAGTTGATGGTGATTCTGATTTAATGGGAAGACGAATAACTCCATCTTGATATTCGTTTCTGCGTCTACGGCCCATTTGTTCAGTCGCATACGTTTCTAAAGCTTCTTTGTATTGTCCTTGATAAAGTTGTATCATATCTGTGGGACCTTTCAAGTACCCATATGCATTTACCAGAGATGCATATAAAAGTAAATCTTGATATTTATTAGACAGATAGGTTCCAGTCGCACTGACCGAAGCATCTGTTAAACTTGTTGGCTCTTTATTATAGGCTAAAGTAATAGCATAAGCTGTATCTGGGGTAGGAGCCACAACCCAATATTCTTCATCCCAATTGGCATAATATTTAGGAATACTAGTTGATGATGAACCAGGGGTTGCATAATATTCTGCCATAAAACTAGGGTCTCTTTGTTCTAAATAAACCTGATCCCCATCATCGTTGGTTAATTGAATATACCTAATAACTCTCAAATCTTGTGGAATCGTCACATATCTATTTCCAATTTGACATGTAGATGTAGCGTAAAATCTTTCTAAATCAGCATCAAAAGATCTGTAAATTCTATTTTCCGCATTCTGAATAAATTTATTTACAACAGCATCACTAAAAACGGTATCTCCTACTTCGGTATAACCTCTAATATCGTCTTGTAAATTTGTTAAAGTGTATGTTAATCCTGATGGCATATTATTGTGGTCCTATCGCTTTTAATGTTACTGGTCCTGAAGA